AAACTTCCACGCATATTCAGCAGTTTCACCTGCGGCACCTTCAAGAATAACATCCAACACTTTCATAGAGATTTTTCCATTATGACATATTTATACACTATCAAGATGAACTACGTTCATCTGTTCATCGCTTGCGCTCGAACTTTTCTTTCTTTTTCAACAGTAGCACATGATTAACTGCGAAGCAGTTTAAATATTATCTAGATTGTTCAGTCACACTTTGCCCTGGCGGGCAAAAATGAAACATTATCTGAGTTGAACATGTCACACTAGCGTTACAGCAATTACAGAGGCGGTTGTCCGGTACCTCGAGCTGAGTCTTTATACAACGGCGGGTCTTAATATATACGCTAACACACATCAAGCCGTGGGTATTTCTCCCTCTTTTAGCCTTTTTTACTGGGTTTCATAAACTAAACGGGTTATAGGCATATCCCATCAGCATCCTTGCGGGTAGTAGTTTACTGGTCTGTCGCCAAGCAGATACACCTTACCGTCACACATCAGAACGGATTCAGGGCACACTATCAACGCCTGTGCGGGCTTATTTGGCGATTAAACGGCCTGAATTATTAGCCTTTGAGTATATGCGAACCATGTACACGGACACTGATCTGGCCGTTATAATAGTCTTTTGATTCTAGAACTTTGTGGGTAAACTGTTCTCTGGCCTCGATGTAAGAGCATTGCGCCTTGGATGTGCAATAATATAGGATTTCTCTTGTGAAGTTTTCTTTGCCTAATTTCAATACGTCCACGTTTAATTCCAGGTTTGACCCATAATAATCACGCCAGTCGCTGTCGACTTTGCTACGTATTTTCTTTTTTTTCTTAGTGCCGTTCTTAAGTTTAACTACTTTGTAGCTGGTCTTAGCGAACTTGGCTAGTTTTTTGCCTATATATTTGCGTCCAGAGATGACATTTGTTATCAAGTACACGAAACCAACACAATCTTCGGGCAGTGTTTCAACAATTTCGTTTTGATAAGTCCATGACATGCAGTAGTTAGCATATCATTCCGCCGTGTCACCTTTCTTTTGAGCCTTGGTTTCGTCCAAATGTACTCTGTACTGTTGAACTTTTTCCCTGCGTTCACGTGCAATGATACGAATCTGCGCTAGCCAGTAGCGCATATTTTCTCCTGCCCGTCTTGTGCCTTTGTTGATCCAGTTTTGATTTGCTTTGAAATATTGCCTAAAGGCTTCCATTAAACGCTCATGCGTTTCTTCGTCCTGATAATCTAATGGAGGTACCCGTTTGCTCATTATTCTGTTACTTCTAAGTCGTTGGCATAGTTTGTAAAGCCATTTTCCTTAATAACTTTAAGAACATTGTTCACACGACCAATTAATTCGTCCTTGTGACTGATCAAGAAAATATTCTTCTTGCGTTCACGTGCCATTTTCTTAAGTACAGCCAATGCGCCTTCAACTCCTGATGCGTCTAAGCCGTTATCCACTAACTCGTCAACAAACAACAAGTTAATTGATTGATATAAACTTTCCCAAACATCACGGAAACTCCAACTCAAACCTAGTATCAAACGATTGCGTTCACCACGGCTCAAGTTATCAAAGTCAAGATCTTGCCCCAGCTGTGTGATAATAACAGTTAAATCGTTTTGGAACACCACAGTATGCGGTAATCCCATCTTGTCAAGATAATATGTAAGTCTATTGTTGAGATATGCCAAGTTCTGATCAATAATCTTCTTACGGATAAAACTATCCTTGCTGGTCAACAGCTTTAGCAAGAACTCTTGATGATCTTTAAGCGTGTTCAGTTGATTAACATTGTCCCATGAGATAGTCTGCATGGCAGTGTGCTGTAGTTCGTCAATTTGCTCTTGATAAGGATCCGTTTCGCCTGCTTTGATTGTTAATTGCGTTTCCAGTGTCTTGAGATTGTTTTGATGTTTGAGTGCTTGCTCAACAGAGTCGTAATAAGTGTTGGGACGTCCAGACACTTCACCAATGCCTTTGATCTCTTTCATGATCTTGGTCAAGTCGCTGTTAACTTTGTCCAAATACTTTTGTGCTTCTGCCAAATGTTGTTGAGCAGTGGTACTCATTTCTTCATGTTTGTGATCATGTAGTTCTTGCTCACAAGCGTGACACTTTTTGTCTTTCAACTTAGCAAGCTCGTCAGCGTACTTTTTTACGCTTCGCTCCGCTTGCGCTGTCGCGCTGTCTAACGTAGCCCGTTCCTTATTTAGGCTTTTCAGCTTCGCTGTCTGTTCTTCGAACAGTTTCAAGTCATTATGCTTGGTCAGCTCAGAATCAATGTCTACATTTTCTAATTCCACAATAGCTCTTGCTATTTTTTCTATTTCTTCAG